ATTTACCCCCGGATAAATATAAAACATGTTCTATAAGAGAAATTCCTGAACCTTCCCATTCGGGTCGAGCCCTGTCTCTTCGTGGATCAATGATGGAGTATGCTACCGTATTAACAGATTTAGCTGACGCATACAATCAAGCGGGGTGTGACCAGCCGAAGCCTCATCCGCGTTGTAAGGAGATAGGTTCCAGACTAGGGACAGCCTATCAGGGGGCTTTAGATTTGGGGACTGGCGAAGAAATACAGGAGATGTTTACGGATGGTTTAGGCATTTTAGGAGGGGAGATTATAGCTAGTTTAAGGCACGGGGGCAACGCCCAAGTCACACAGCAAGTATTAGATTTTTTAGTAGACGAGAGGGGGATGGAACCTCATACCGCTGCCGTATTGGTAGATAGAGCTTCTAAGATGCCAGATAAAGGCTCTAGAGCTTTAATTTTGCTAGTGGCTAGTAGTCGTGGTTTTACTAGATATACAAAGCCTCTGGAAATGGTAGATTCTAAAGTAGTGGCTCAAGAGGGCTCCCAATTTAAGGGGGCTAAAGATGATGTAGAGAGAACGGTTTCCACTGAGAGTTTTAATAAGTGGAAAGAGGAAATCAAGAATAAACAAAGTAAGCTGGAGAAAGAATTAGAGAAGGCAGCGGGATGTGCGGGTGCGGGAGTTGGGATAGATAACTTAGGGAGTGACAATGGGGATGGAACCACCACTTTTGGCACAGAAATTAAATCTCGCACATCTTTAGGGAGGGGTAGAACTAAGACTGGGGAAGGTAAGACTTCTAGAATGTCATCCATCTGTGCGGGCGATGAAGGAGATGCTGAAGAGCAATCTTTTATCACTACTAACTCTCAACGAATACAGAACTGCGCGAAGGGTACGCCTCTGGAAAAAGCGTTGGGTGGAAAATCTGTCTTTGAGGCCGCATGTAGCTTTCAAAGGACTGTCGATAGCGACATGGCACCGATTCGGGCTGCTCTTAAAGGGCAAACTCAAGACGAAGATGGGAAGGCGGTTCCACATTCGGGCACGGAAGTGATTAATACATGGCTGGATACACCAAGCCGATCCAATATACCTGAAGCGAAGGAACGTGCTCGTCTGGCTACAGATGGTCTTGCTGTTTTAAAATCTGGTAGTATGCCAACGAAGGAACAAAGAGAAGCCTTATCAAAAATTGAAGAGTCGGTAGTACAGGATAAGATAGCTGCTAAGTTGTATGAAGGATCTGAAGATGGTGTTCTGCAAGGGGAAGCTTTAGCTTATTTCGTGACGAGAACTGGGTTAGAGGGTGGTTCTATGCATGAATCCCTAAAAGATGTGAGAGGGTATTCCGACAGCCAACAACGTTTAGGTACAATTAATACAAGTACTTATGGCATAATATCTATGCTGATGAGCGGTAAGGCCAGTGCTTCTACTAGCAAAGAAGGATCTCGAACTTTTTCAATTAAAACTACGCATTCTGAAGATGGGGAGTTATCCTTGAAGACTCTTGGGAGGGGATCTTTGGAGCGTGGTCAGTTTGTTTCCTCTATTACTAATGATACTATGAGTCCTGTCGAAAAGGGTGAGGTAGAATTAGATACTAATCAGATGTTATTAAAATTCCTTCATGGTCAACAAAAATTAGTTGAAAAATTACTCAGTCAAACCACATAGAATTTGAGCACTTAATTATATCTTCTAGTAGGTATATTTTATAAGTTTTTTTAAGACTAGTTATCTCCTGGTGGATCTCTATGTATTTGCTAGCTGGTACAAACTCTATTATATTAGGTATAATAGCCAGGATGGGCTGGCGATCTTGTTTAAATACAATCATTGGAATTTTGTTACATTTCTCTGAATCTTTCTCACATTGTGCTATGAATTTCCAGAACTGAGAACTATGATCGTATAGGCTATAGAGATTTATTTTATTATATCCTTTTTTACACTCGATACAGTACTTAAATCGTGGAGGGGTGATCAGGTCTCCATATATTTTTAAGTGTTCAGGAAGAGAGTGCGTGGTAGCGAAGGCACCCGATCCAGGACTTCTCGAAAACTCTGTCGTGTTGAATCTATCATTAAGTAGCTTCGCCACTTGTCTCTCGAAAGCGTTGCCCTTCGTACGGCTGTTCTTTCTTTTTGGTTTTTGTCGAAGTTGAGATAAATCGAAGTTGTCGTCCATATTTTTTGTCTTGTGTACTATAATAGCTAAATCAACATGTCTGAAAAGGTTAGTGTTAAATTTAACCCTGATGGGTGGCGAATTAAAATAACAGAACGGAGTAGAGGAAGAATGAAATTTCAACTAAAATTAAGCCAGGAAGAAGCCGAAGCTTTTAGGGGGTTTTCCAATGCAGTCAAGCCTGATAACATTGAGATGCCTGATTTTATTCGTTCCATATTCTTTGCAGGCGTACGCGCTTTGGAAGAGCAGTTGACCGAAAATTTGGTCAAACACATCGAAGAGAATAGGGATGAGTATGAAGCGTCCGGATTTACCTTTAGTGAAGAGGGTAAGTTAGAGGGTGTGGCTAACGAATCAGCAAGTGGCTCAGTTGAAGTTGTGGAATGATGGGAAAAATACCAACTTTTAATCCTATTTATCTTAAGACCGAGAATCATTTAAATAAAATTCTTAAGAGGCAGAAGAAAACTAAAGAGGAAATTTACATTCTGTTTATCTCTATGTGGGATAAACATTCTCAAGCGTTGGTAGAAAATGTAAAGAGGTACAGAGAGGTTGATGGGGCTCCTCTTTATATTGTGGATAGCTTTAGAATGCCTCATGCTTTTGTGATTTTTAACTCCACCAAGCTTCCTCATTTGGTGCAACTTGGTAACGGGATCAGTCTTTCGGAGGACTACTTACCTGTGGTGTATCACGAGTTGGGTCTCTGAGGAAACTGCTTCTCTAAGTATTCTTCTAATTTTTGTTCATACCTTTTATTCTTAGTATACAGCAGTTTGAGGTTGTTAACTATTACAGTAGTAAAATAGTTAAAGGCGCTTCCTTTGGAAGGTGTAAAATTTTTCAGGGTTTTCAGCACTAAGAGAAAGCATTCTTGTTTGGCGTCTTCCTTATCTATTTGAAATTTAAAACTTTCAATGATGTTAGTGATTAGTAAATCGAAGATTTCCACAAGCTCATCTTCATAAGTGGCACGCTCCTTTAGATAGAGGGGGATGAGTTGCTCGAATCTCTTGTTGTCAATATAGTGTATCTTTTTACCCATAGTCTATAATAGTTTAATGTCCGGCCTCCAGGATTTGTACGCTGCTCTTAACCCTGTTCCCAGCAATAAGCTATGTCAGGGGTGTTCCATTTTGGGAGAGAAAAAAAACGAGTACTCCATTATGGATTACACAGATTTAAAGCATACACAGGTCCTCTTCTTATCAGATTCATTTTCGTATAAGTTCGGAAAAACTAGAGCTTTCTCTAAAAAGGAACGCGAACTACTTAGTACTATTTATCCAGGTCCAAAAGAACATTACCAGTTTTCTTCTTCTGTAAAATGTCCAGGGGTTAGAGAAGGTGACATGACCCCTGCTAACATGAAGCTTTGTCGTGCCCACCTAGAGGCAACAATTGACAAGGTTAAGCCGGTGTTGGTTTTTCCTTGTGGAAATCTTGCAATGAAGATGTTGATTAAGAAGAGTGGTATCATGGATAAACGAGGATCTTCGTTCTCCTATACCTCCCCATTAGGGCACGAGTGCATTGTGGTTCCTCTCTACCACCCTTATTCAGTTATTAAAGAGCCGCGTCATCGCTACTTGTTTGAGACGGATGTTAAAAATGCTTATGAAAAATATATATTAGGGAAGTCTAGGTCATCCTCTTTCTCCTACCTTACGTATAGTGATATCAGGGATGTCGCAGGAATAGCAGCTAAGTTGGATAATACTAGAGAAACCATTGCCGTAGATATAGAAACTACTGGTCTTAATTTTCTTAAGGACGAGATCATGACCATAGCCATTTCCATGAAGGAGTCTACGTGGGTTTTTCCTTGTGACCATAAGGATAGTCCTTTCAGAAAAGGACAAGAAGATTATGGTTTGTTTTGGGGATTTATTAGAAAGATATTAGAGAATCCTCACAATAAGAAGGTCTTTCATAATGCTAAGTTTGACGTAAAGTTTTTGCTTAATTATGGTATTTCAGTACAGAATGTTTGGGACACTAAAGTGATGCACCATTTTATAAATGAGAGCGCCCCCAAAAGCCTTAAAGATTTGGTTAAGCTATATTTTCCTAATGAGTTAGAGAGTCTCTGATGCTTACTATTAGCAACCCGCGTACGTTTGATTGGGCCAATATGTCCTTAGTCGATTGCTGTGAGGGCAATGCGGCAGATTCATACTTTACTTTAAAATTATTTAATTTAATAGAGGAGAAAATAAAGGAGTTGGGTATGGGAAAGATTATTTCTAAGCTTATTATGCCCTCCCTATCTATGTTTTCAGAGATGGAGTATGAGGGTATGCGAGTTAGTGAAACTAAACTGAAGGAGGTAGCTCGACAACTTAGCGTATCCAATATTGAGGAAGAGGATGGCCTCTACGGATTTCCTCAAGTTAATCCTGATGACAATCTTTCATCGAATAAGGATCTTATTGATATTCTCTACACAAGGGAAGGGGGTTTTGAGTTCTATCCTCCCGATAGGACTGCCACAGGATCCCCCTCCGTCTCTGCCCCCACATTAAAGATTTTACTCAGTCAGATTGACTTGGAGCTAGAGCGTCGTGGGTAAGTGGGCACATAGAGAAGATGGGAAGAAGATCAGCGAGTCGGTGGTGAAGAAGAAATCCCTAAAAGATTTGCAAAACTCAAAGAGGTTTCTGCAAGGGCTTTTAGGGTTGCGTAAGTCTCAAAAATTAGAGAAGACCTATATTGTAGGAACGCAAAATGCTATTGAGTATAATGAAGTTCCTAAGATTTTTGTAGACTATAGATTTGATGGCACAGCTACTGGGCGGTTGTCCTGTGCGGCTTATAGTGCTAAGAAAGCTATGGGGGTTTCTTTTCACACTCTCCCCCGTGGGAAGGAAAATAACATTCGTAGTTTATTTGTAGCCCCACCTAACCACTGCTTTATTACTGTAGACTACGCGGCTATGGAGCTACGAGTGCTTGCTCATATAGCAAGAGAGGGCAATATGCAGGCTGCATTTAATCAGGGGGCCGATCTTCATACTTATACTGCTCAACTTCTATTTAATAAAGATAAGATCACTAAAGAGGAGAGGCAGATTTCGAAGGCGGTTTCCTTTCTTATCGTATACGGAGGAGGAGCTTTTAATCTAGCCGAGACTACAGGTATTTCCATGCGCCGTGCTGAGAGGATCATCAACAATTACAAGACTGTATATCCAGGTGTTTTTGAATACATGCAGTTCGTAGAGAAGTTTATTAGAAATAATAAATATGCCTACACTATTTTTGGAAGGCGTAGAAATCTACCAGATATTGACTCCAAGGATTTCTCTGTAAGCAACCGTGCTTACCGTCAGGGGCTCAATTTTACTATCCAGTCCACTGCATCAGATATACTATTGTGTGGCCTCCTGGGCACTCACAGACGCCTCAGAGAGGAAGGAGTAAGGGCTCGACCTGTCGCCACAGTTCATGATAGTATAGAGTTAATTTGTGATCAAGAGGATGTGTCTAAATGTTTGGAGATTGTTTACGATGAGTTAGTAAATTATCCTTTTATCAAAGAAATTTTTAATTTTCATCTGGACATCCCCCTAAGTATTGATGCGGAGGTGGGGTTTTCTTTTGGGGATGGTATTATGGTAGATTTCCAGGAAGGGATACCTCACAATCTAGAGGAGATTAGAAAGTATATGAATCATGAATAGAACTCCACCCCAAAGAAGCGTGAACAGAACTCTAGTAATAACTGATTTGCATTTAAATTCCCGTGTTCCTGGCTTGCTCGAAGCTCAGTGTGATTGTGTTATAGATATTTTTAGAAAGGAAAATCCAACTGAGGTTATAATAATGGGGGACGTTTTCATGTATAGGAAGCCGTCTCCTCGTGAGCTTTTAGGGTTTAAAGATATTCTGGAGAGCATACAACCTCGTTTAGGCATTACTATTATTAGGGGAAATCATGACAGTGAGACGAAAGCTGATGATGGTGTTACGGCTCTTAGCTTGTTTGAGAGTAAGAATTTAGGGTCAAATGCTCCTGCACGTATTTCGGTTGTAACTCAAACTTATACTGATCACGTATCTAAGAGGGTGTATATTCCCCATTATGAAAATGAAAAAATTATTATCGAACATTTGGAAATGGTTCCTGCGGGCTATACGGTATTCGGGCACTTTGGCTATGATGGTTGTCTTAATTCCGTTGGGGACGCTGACTTTGGCATTAGTTTGTCTAACTTTTCTACTAATACTTTCTTGGGGCATATTCATGGTTTTCGTGAGGAACAAGGAGGATTACGAGGATCTCATAGCCGAGTAGTGTGTTTAGGAACTCCCTACACTACTAATTTTGGAGAGGCATTTAAAGAAAATTTCTACGCAATTCTGGACGATGGGGGTGCGAGAACAACTAAGGATACAGCGGGCTCTGACTCCCAAGGCACCCCCTATATCACTGAGTATAAACAATCCACCTGTGGTCCTCGTCACTTGGTTTATTCCGCTAAAGAAATAGAAAATAATTTAGAGATTATTAATGATCCCAATTATTTTACTTTGCTCCGAATAAAAGTAGACTCAGATCATTATCCTATTCCTTACGATAAAATTAAGGTTGCTCATGTTGGTGTGGTGTATGAACCTATTTTTGATGAACAAGAGATTTCATCTTATGATCCAGAGGGAGATCTTTTCTCTATTAACGAGATGATTATTTCGGATTATGTGGACTCTGCTAATTCTACAATCCCTAGAGAAATTTTAATGGACGGCTATAGGTTATTGAAAGATGAAGATTGAAAAAATAAAGATTAAAAATTTCTATTCCTTTAAAGAGGTAGAAATCTCTTTTGATAACTATAGAGGGTTAACCCTCATTAAGGGGAAAAATATAGATACAGGGGGGTCGAATGGTTCAGGTAAAAGTGCGCTAGTAGAAGCCTTATATTTTGGGTTGACCGGCAAAACTATACGCAAGAGTACAGAAGACGCTCTCGTTAATAATCAGGCTAGGAAACGGTGCAAGGTAGAAGTCCATCTTACCCATAACAATGAGTATATTGTAATCTCTCGTTTTAAAAAACCTTCTAAGCTAGAATTCTTGGTAGGGGCTTCAGACAAAACTCAAGAGTCGGTGATAGCTACTCAGAGGTATATTGATTCTTATCTTAATATTAATTATAAAGTTCTGTTAGCCTCCATGTTTTTTGGGCAGTCTAACGAGATAAGTTTTTTAGATTGTACCGCTGACGATAAACGCATTATCATTAGAAATTTTCTCAATCTTGAGGATGTTTTCGAGATGCGTGATCGTATTAAACGGTACAAGTCTCAATTCTATCAGGCTTCTAAAGAAAAGGATGCCATTGTAGGGGAGAACCGCCGAACTATTTCGACCTTGGATAAAAAGTTGAGGACTATTGATGAGGCCAAGGATAAGTTCTCGCAATACGATTCTTCTACTCTAGCGTTATCCATCGAGGATGTTATGGAGGCAGAGCGTACCTTCCTGTCTTCCCAGCAGCAATATATGGGCATACAAAAAGATTTAGATGGCGTCTTGGATAAGTTTCATACTCTGGCTGAGAAGATAGCAACTCCAGATTTGGTGGATGTGTGTGATAAATGTGGGCAGCTTATCGAGGAAGAATTTGATAAGGAAAAATTAGAGAAAGAATTAAAAGAGTTAGGGGTTGTCGAGGCGGAAATGAAGAAGGATCTTCAACGGGTGCAGGATCGTCAGGTCCCTCCTCCTATTACTTCTCACGAATTTGCCCAGGTATTGGAGTATCAAAAGTTGTGTAAGGAGGAAGGGAATTACTTAGAACTAAAGGAAGATATGGCGTCTTCTATATCTCAAGCGCAGAAGGAAAAGGATGAGAGTACGATTCAGTATGAGGTCATGCGGTTTTGGGAGAAAGCTTTTTCTGAGCATGGAGTTCTTAAGTATGTTATCCGTAACATCTTAGAGTACTTTAATGAAAGATGTAATTTTTACCTTTCATACTTAACGAATTCTAAATATTTTATAGAATTTGATGAAGAATTACAGGAAAAAATTGAAACCTCAGGACGACTCATTCAGTATATATCTTTATCAGGGGGAGAGAAACGGAAGTTTAATTTGGCGGTCATGCTGGGGCTGAAAGATCTCCTTCTCCTATCCGACAAAGCACATACTGATCTCATTTTCTTTGATGAGGTTGCCGAAAATTTGGATGAAGAAGGGGTACATGGATTGTATAATCTTCTTCAAGAAATTAAACAGAATAAAACTATCTTCGTGATTACACATAATAAGTATTTAAAAACTTTACTGGACTCGTCCCCTCGTCTTTCTATCATAAAGAAGAAGGGGCTTTCAACTTTAGAGGTATAAAATGGGAATGAAAACGTTGGGGTCTCTAGGTCAAGAAATCTTTGAGGCAAGGTACGCTTATCCAGGAGAGACCAAGTGGTCGGAGAGGGCTAAAGTTATAGCTAGAGTAGTAGCGTCCGCAGAAAAAGATGAGGACAAAGAAAAAATTGAAAGAGCATTTTATGAAACAGTGGGATCGGGGGACTTTATCCCAGGTGGTAGAATTATATTTGGGGCTGGTCGTAATAGAGGTAATCATAATCTACTTAATTGTTATGTTATAATTCCTGAGGATAGCGTAGATTCTATTGGTAAAACAGTACAGGACATGTATAGAATATCTTGCGCTGGAGGTGGAGTAGGTTTTAATGTGTCGAAGATCCGCCCCAAAGGGGATCATATTGGTAGTGTGGCTAACTCAGCACCGGGAGCCGTTTCGGTCCTCAAGATGATTAATGAGGTCGGGGAACATGTACGTGCGGGTAAGAACCGGAGGACGGCCCTGATGGGCATCCTAAATATCACGCATCCTGATCTTTTAGATTTCTTACATGTTAAGTTGGATCAAGGGGAGCTTAACAATTTTAATATTTCTGTGGCAATTACAGATCGTTTTCTTGAAGCTGTAGAGCTTGATGAAGACTGGTATTTTACTTTTAATAACAAGGAGTATCATTCTTATGAGGTTTTGCGTGGTACACTGAATCCCGATCCCATTCAAGTTATAGGTTTGAATGAAGAAGATGCTTTAGCTAGGGCGGAGAATTTTTATAAGGTTAAGTGGTCGGATACTTTTCGCGTTCTGGGGAGACGAGATGTTAAGGCTAGAGAATTATGGAACATTATTTGGAAGAATTCAGTTGAGTCGGGGGACCCTGGCATCTACAATATAGATTTAGCTAACCGATACACCAATGTTTCCTACTTTGAAAAGTTGGACTCCACTAATCCGTGCGGGGAGATTTCGTTACCTTCTTACGGTAATTGTTGCTTGGGAAATGTTAATTTATCTCAGATGGTTTTAGATGATGGGTCTGATGTAGATTGGAAAAGGCTAGCTAGAACAGTTCGTACCGGGATCAGATTTTTGGATAATGTTCTAACAATTAATAGCTTTCCTACGGAACAATGTAAGATTGTGGCTGAACGATCTAGGCGTATAGGTTTAGGGGTAACAGGGCTTCACTATATGCTTATTAAATTGGGCATTAGGTACGGAAGTGACAAGTGTTTAGAATTTTTAGAACGCCTTTTTGCTACCATCCGAGATGAGGCTTATAAGCAATCAGTTTATTTATCTCGGGATAAGACTCCTTTTGCGGAGTTTGATTCGAAGAGATACTTGAATGAAGAATTTGCACGGACGTTGCCCGCAAGAATTCGTATGCTCATTAAGAAGTACGGTATACGGAATGCGGTGATGCTTACCATCCCCCCTTGCGGAACTATTTCTATGCTCCATGGGGTATCTAGTGGCATTGAGCCTATCTTTGCTGCGATGTATAATCGTCGTTATCGTCATGCGAACACTTGGAAAGATCAGCTTGTAGTTGACCCGCTATTTAAAGAGTGGTATCAAGAAGGTAAACCTTTGGATGCTTTTGTTGGAGCTTACGACATATCTCCTCAAGAACATATTGAAGTGCAGGCTACCACTCAAAAGTATATAGATTCTTGCATTTCCAAGACTATCAATCTTCCTTCTACTGTGGAGGCAACTGACCTATCCCAAGAGGCACTGGATTATGCTCCTTACTTGAAGGGATTAACAGTATATCGGGCTGGGTCCAAGGGGAATGAGCCTTTAGAGGCTATCCCTCTAACTAACGAGAATACCTCGAAATATATGGAAGAAGAATGCCACGAAGAGAAAGTTGAGAGTGGAGAGGTATGTTCTCTCGTTGGCGGAGGTTGTAGCGAGTAGATGGCTTATTCGGATAAAGTTTTAGATCATTACCAACACCCAAGAAATGTAGGAAGTTTTCCTAAAAAATCTGCGAACATTGGTACTGGCGTTGTTGGTGCTCCGGAGTGTGGGGATGTCATGAAGTTGCAGATTAAAGTAGAGGATGGAATAATAGTGGATGCTCGGTTTAAAACTTACGGATGCGGTTCGGCTATTGCGTCGTCTAGTTTGATAACGGAATGGCTCAAGGATAAAACGTTGGCTGAAGCTACCGAAATAACAAACACAGAGATAGTTGAAGAGTTGAGTTTACCTCCCGTTAAAATTCATTGTAGTGTGTTGGCAGAGGATAGTATCCGGGCTGCTATTAAGGATTACGAGTCTAAGATATGATTAGTTTGACAGACAGAGCGGCACAAGAGATAGAACGCATTATGGTGGAGCAAGATATTGAGATCCCTAAACTTAGATTTGGGGTACAGGGGGGTGGGTGCTCCGGATTAAAATATCTTTTTGAATTTTGCACCATTACAGATGAATTTGATACTACCTTCGTTAAAAAGAGAGACAAAGGCGACATTAGTATTATTGTAGATAAGAAGAGTTTTTTCTTTGCACCTGATATTACTGTTGATTTTAATGAAAGTTTAATGGATCGGGGTTTTGTATTTAATAATCCTGCGGCAACAACGTCGTGTGGATGTGGGGAATCTTTTGGAGTGTAGTAATGGCAACTTATTCTTGGGTATGTGAAGAGTGCAAACTTTACTGGGATAGAGATTATTCTGTGGTGAAGGGAAATGTTCCTACTAGAACTCGTTGTCCCGAGTGTAATAAATTAAGCCATAGAAAATGGGGTGATCCTCCCCCTGTGCATTTTAGAGGTGAGGGCTGGACCTCCACTCCTGGGAGCAGAAAAATAGGGTCTTCCGATGATGCGGCTCGTGAGTTGATGAAATCTACCCAGAATCGAATAAATCATGGGTGGCAAGCCTACCATAAATACGAGCCTTCTGAGGGATATATAAAAGAGATGGGGGGTCGTCGTTTGAATGAGGAGGAGCTTACAAAGAAATTAACCGCAGCCAAAAAATTGAGCGCGCAAATCTATGATAAGCATGGTATAGACCCAACTAAAAGATATAAACCTCAGTAGGACTCTGAACTATGTACAAATTTAATGAGAATATTCAACGGGGTATTCTATATCTACTGAAGTCCGATAAAGACTTCTATCTCCAAATTGTCAACTTAGTTAAGCCTCAATACTTTGAGTTTCCTGTTCATGGGAGAATTTTCTCTGTAGTTAATGAGCATTACGAAAAGTATAAAGTTCTTCCCTCGGATGATTTTATTTTAGAAGAACTTAGGTCTAGTAAAACGGAAAGGGAATCTATTCATGATTACAAAGATGAACTTACATATATTAATCGCTTAGATACCTCCGCTATTGAAGGGCAAGATTATTTCCTGGATATCATTGAAACCTTCGCTAAGAGAGAAGCAATGAAAAGTGCTATCAAGGAGTCTTTGCTTCTTATCAAGGATGATCGTATGGCGGAGACTGAGCAACTTGTGAGGGAGGCTCTTACTATAAGTCGTTCAGTTGATATCGGGCAGCAATATTTTGCGGATTTGGGGGAACGGTGGGACAGAACTTATAATTCCGAGAACAGGGAAATCTATAAAACCATTTTACCTACATTGAATAGATCTTTGGATGGTGGATTGAGTCAAAAAGAGTTGGCTATGGTGGTTGCTCCTGCTGGGGTAGGGAAAAGTCTTTGGTTGGTTAATCAATGCGTAACTTCGATGATGGAGGGGCGTAAAGCGTTGTATATCTCTTTGGAGATGGCGGAGGATAAAATTGCCCAACGTTTCGACTCTGTAATGTCATTAGTCCCTCAGTTTCAATTGAAGGATCCCGCCTCACAGCTAAAAGTGAAAGAACGTCTAAGTATTTTCCAAAATACTTTCCAAGGGAGTCGTCTGGTTATTAAAGAGTTTCCTACAGGTATGGCAACTGTGAACACATTACGCGCATTGCTGGTTCAGTTAAAAAATTATGAAGATTTTGTACCTGACGTAATTTTTATTGATTATTTGGAACTCATGCGACCAGCCCGTGAGATTCAGCAAGAGTATATTGCCCAACAACGTATTTCAGAAGAGCTTCGTGGGGTTGCTATGGAGACGGGGACTTTAATCTGGACAGCTACCCAAACTAATCGTCAAGGGCGTGCAGTAAAAATTATTACCGATGTAGAGTTGGGTGATTCCTATGGTAAAATTAGAACTTGTGATTTTGCTATATCTTTGAATCAAAACGAGCAGGAGTTTGATGATGGTCGAATGCGTGTATATGTTATGAAATCGAGGAATGGTCGCCCACGTTTTGTAGTCCCGATGTCCGTAGACTACGGAGTTCTAAGAATGGAGGAGTGTGATTATGACGAAGATGAAGAGTAAAATTCTTGCAAAGCTCCCTACCCATTTTAATGTAGGTTGGGCTCTGTTTGAATTTAAGTTAAAAAATAAACTTAAAGATGGTGGCACAGAATGCTACGGGATTACCGACTTTAATCTCAATACTATCACTTTGGAAAAAGGGATGTCGGATAGTGTAGCTCACCCCACTATCATACATGAAGTATGCCATGTTTTGATGGAGACCTTTGGCCTGGGTGGAAATCATGATTCTGAAGAAGATTTGCTTACTTCGAGTAATGAGTTTATTACAGAATCTGCATGTAGATGTTTTTTAATGTTTAAGAATTTAAATCCTGAGTTGTGGGATCTTTTATTTGTGGAGTATTATGAATAAAGCTGGTAATTTACTAGAAGCGTTAGACGATTTAACGTGGGAAAATTATATTGACATCGCTGACGGCGTGACGTTGTTCGATAAGCACAATATTGATGAGGAGTTGGCGCGACAATCGTCCGTGTATTCTTATTATCAAGGGTTATTATCGGTGGCTAAGAAGCATTTGGACGATGCCAATTTAGAGTTGACCAAGTATTGTGCTCAAACTCGTAAAGAAAAAAAGAGATCTACCCCTGTGAAACAGACGGCCAAAGATTTGGATGATTTTGTTGAGTCGAGTGATGATTTTGTCTTTTATAGCAAAGCTGTTAATGACGCATATTTTAAATACACTTTGTTGAAGGGGCTTGTTTCAGCATTGGACCATAAGAAGGATATGTTGGTTCAATTGTCTTCCAATCGTCGGGCGGAGACAAATTTATATAGATAATCTAAAAAATTGATGAACTGCAACTATCATATACTAACGAGCCCAACTACCTATAAGGAGGTTTAACATGGCTATTGACTTGAATGCTCTTAGAGCGAAGCACGCTGAACTAAGCGGGCAGGGAAGCGGAACTGCTAGTTCTGATTTTCTCAATAACTTTATGCAGATTGTGGAAGGAACTAATGTAGTTCGCCTTCTTCCCGGTAAGGATGAGGATACTCTGTTTTATGCGGAGACTAAGATTCATCGTGTTCCTGATGATAAGGGTGGGGTGAAGAACGTACATTGTCGCAAGATCCATGCAGAGCCTTGTCCTCTTTGTGATCTTTATTTTGGTCTTTGGAAGACGGGTAGGTCCGAGGACGAAGATTTAGCTAGGCAAATTAAGCCTAGAGCCCGTTACTACTTGAATGTGGTAAATCGGGATAGTGGCGACGTAAAGATTCTTTCGATTGGGGTCATTCTTTTCAAGAAGATTGTGGCTGCTATGTTGGATGAAGATTTTGGTGATATCACCGATTTGGAGTCTGGTCATGATTTCAAGATTATCAAGATTATGGAAGGGCAGTGGCCTAAGTATGATCAATCGCAGCCTCGCCCCAAGTCGTCTCCTAGCGGTAGTAAAGCCGAGATAGCTTCTTGGATGGAGTCTCTCCATGACATTCATGCTCTGGTTAAGTTGGAGGATTATGGTGACGTAAAGGCGTATGCTCATTCTTTGACGCCAGATCCCCAGTCTTTAGCGGCAGAAGAGAGTCGGTCTGATCCTGTAGCGGATGACGATTATTTACGGAAGATGCAGGGAGAGTAACATAGTGTAGAATTCCCTATAATAGGAGGGTGAGACTGATCTCTCACCTTCCTATTTTTTTGGATTTTTATGTCAGCCAAGCTTAAAATTTTATGTGCCCCGGCTAACGAAGGGGGATGTAGTTATTACCGTGTCATCGCTCCTATGAGAAAAATTAAGGAGTTATACGGCGATAAAGTGGAGTTTCGTTATAACCTAAATCCCCTTGGCATCCAGGAGGATGGGCCTGACGCAGGTAAGTGGCAGGAGGGGTGGGATTTTGCAGATATGAAGTGGGCGGATATTATCTGGACCAATAATATTTCAAACTGGGGAGGTCCATATACGGCTCGTGTGGTGGGAAAGGCCAAAGAGTTTGGAAAATTTGTACATTTTGATACGGATGACCTTTTAACGGATTTGTACAAGGGTCATCGTTTATATGATGTGTATAAAGAGCGTGGCCTAGAGGAAACCACTAAGTTTATTTATTCTCATGCTGATTTAGTTACAGTGACCCAAAGAAAGTTTGCGGAGAGAATTAAGGAACATTGTGGTGGGGTTTTAGCAGTGGTTAAAAACGCTATTGATTATAGCTTGCCGTGTTGGCAAGCTCCTAAAACGCCACCTCCTAGAAAGAAATTAATTCGAGTTGGTTGGGCTGGTGGCATTCACCATGAAGAAGATGTTAAGGAGTTCGCTGGGGTTCCTCATTTAGTTAATCAGCGTGTTGGACGAGAAAGGGTCCATTGGGGGTTTTACGGATGCCCCCTCCCCAATGATGATCAAACTGAAGAGTGGCAGCATGAGGTCTGGAAGAATTACAAGAAGATTCTGCTTAGAGGATTCAAGGGGTCTGTGAATTGGCAGATTTATAACGCCCTTTCTCCGGATTCATATGGGCTGATCTTTACTAATATGGATTTGGCAATTGCCCCTCTCCAGATGAATGCTTTTAATGATTCAAAATCCGAGATTAAGGTTGCGGAGTGTGGTCGTTATAAGATACCTCTTATTGCTTCGGACGTAGGTTGCTATGATGAAACTGTAGTTGACGGAGAAACAGGATACCTTATTCCTGCTAATGCTTCTAAGAGTGAGTGGCTAAGGGTCTTAAGCAAGTGTATTAAAGATCCTAAACATGTGAAAGAGATGGGGGAAAATTTACACTCTATTACGGAAGAGCATTTTGATCTAAATAAAGTGGTAAAACATCGTTTAGAGCTTTACGAGCAGGCTATGGGTTTAGTACTGAGTAGAGAATTAAATACAGATATAACTTATAATTCGGAGTGGAATTTTGACTGAGACAACGGTACTTATTAAGACTTTAGGTAGACATACTTTACGTAATGCTATAGCGTCTGCTAAACGAGAGAAGTTTAAGGTTATAGTGGTAAGTGACGGGTGTCGTACTAGTTCTATGGGGGCTAACAAATTTGTAAAGTTAGGTCGTAAATGGGGATACTACGGGGGAATGGCTACTAATGTTGGAGCAGCTATGGCCGAGACAGAGTTTATCACACTCCTAGATGACGATGATGAGTTTATCCCAGGAGCCGGGGATATTATTCGCAGTAAGTTACAGGAAAAACCCCATGTGGATATTTGGATAGGGGGTGTCCGTTTTAATGAAGATGTCTCTATGGTTAATCCCGCTGGAGAAGTTTTATATAAGACCCGAGATTTTGCTATCCACCCCCACAAGGGATTGGTGGAAGGTAACGTGGCGATGCCTACTTACCGGACTAAAATATTTGAGGTAGCCCCTTTCACTAATACTGTTCCCGCCGATCAAGGTAATTTAACCGATTTACATCATATTTTAAATTGTCATAGCGGGGGGTTTAAGGTAGATTGGTTTGAGTCCGTTTTATATTTAGTCAGGCCCATTCTAGGTGGACATAACGGAGAGGGTAAATGACATCTGCTTTGATGGAGCCCTCTCCCGTACCAAAAATGGAGAAACCCGACAGTGTCGCTTTTTTAGTCCCTACTCGTAATCGGGTACCGGGAGTTGTGCGGTTTATTAATTCTATCATTAACACTACTTCTGATATTGAGAGGGTGTGTATTTATTTTTACGTAGATGAAGATGATACTTCCTCGCAGCAGTTCTTCTCAGAATTGGAGGGTAACAATAGGTATAAGGATTTAGTAAAATATAAAATAGGCCCTCGGATTATTCTGTCTCAGATGGTTAATGAATTATACCCTCTTACCAAAGAGAGTATTCTTTACTTCGGGGCTGATGATTTGGAAATGAAAACCGAGGGGTGGGATCGTATTCTTTATAAGTTTTTTGCTCAACTTTCGGATAACATAGCAGTTGCGTTTGCCGATGATTTAGCCACTTTTCAACATCCGGAAGGGTTGGCTACCCATCCTATTTTTCATAGAGATTGGGTAAATGTTTTAGGCTATGTGTCACCACCGTATTTTGCATGTGATTATGCAGATACTTGGCTCAGTGATTTAGCCAAGGGTGTTAATCGGCTGTTTAAACTTCCCTTTATCAATGAACATCACCATTTTTCCGTTAACAAATCGCCATATGATTCTACGTATGCTGAAAGTAGGAATAAATTTGTGGAACAGGGGGTAACTCAGAAATATATGGACACGGAGGAGGAAAGACAACAGGACATACAAAAATTAAAAAAATATATGAGGGGTTTTTCTAAATGACCGTGACCAAGGAGTACCTCATTGAGTTTGAGAATGATATAGCTAAAGAGTTTAATAATGCTCAAATAAAGGCCCCTGTTCATCTTAGTGATGGTAATGAAGATAACCTTATTAAATTTTTTAGTGATTGGGAGATTGGAGAGTCTGATTGGGTATTAGGATCGTGGCGTAGTCATTATCATTGTCTACTGAAGGGGGTGCCTCCTCAACTTTTAAAGGCGGCTATTTTACAAGGACGCTCTATTTCTTTATGCTTTGAAAAGTATAAAGTTCTCTGTTCAGGAATTGTAGGCGGGTGTATCCCCATTGCGTTGGGTATAGCTGTGGATATTAAGCGTGAGAATATTCCCGGACGGGTGTTCTGCTTTATTGGTGACATGACCTCCGAAACAGGAGTAGCTCATGAGGCCATAAAATATGCTGTCAACTATGATTTACCTATTCATTTTATAATTGAGGATAATGGTAAATCTGTTTGTACAGATACACGGGAAACTTGGGGGAATCCAGTGCTGTTTTATGAATCAGCTAGCCGATTCTCAAGTATCAATAGCGGTAATCGTGTTTGTGCGGAAGGTAAGGTAACTTACTATAAGTATACCTTTGCTAAGTATCCGCACGCCGGGGCTGGTCAAAGGGTGCAATTTTAAATGTTATCTTTTGTCATTACTTCTATGGTGGAGTTGTAGTATGGGAAGATATTTTGAGGAGTTGAAGAAGTCCATGAGTTGGTTGGGGGAAAAACCTGACACTATATTCTTAGGGCAAGCGGTGGAATATCCGGGCACTGCGATGACTAACACTCTTAAATCGGTGGATAAGGAAAAGCTCTTAGAGATGCCCGTCAATGAGGAGATGCAAATGGGTATTACTGTGGGACTGTCTGTTCGAGGTAAGATTCCCATAAGTATCTATCCTAGGTGGAACTTTTTATTCTGTGCGATGAATCAGCTAGTAAACCACCTGGATGCTATGAAAGAATTTTCTCATGGGGAGTATACCCCTAAAGCCATTATCCGAACGGGGATAGGGTCAGTAGATCCTCTGGATCCTCAACGACAGCATAAGGGAGATTTTACGGAAGCTTTCCAAAATATTTTACGCAATATTGAGGTTATTCGTTTAGATGAGCCTGAAGATATTTTTGAAGCATATCAGAAAGCATACACTCGTACAGATAATAAGTCTACCTTGTTAGTAGAGTATGGAGATTATTATGGGCAAAAATAAACTTCTTATAGTTTACAATATTTGTGGTATTTCAGGTAAAGATAACATCCAATATTATCTGGCCTCTATTAGTGCCATTTTAGATCAATCATTTCAAGATTATAAACTTGTAGTTTCGGCGTGTAGAAATTTTGATCACCAATTAAAAACCTTGAGAAAACGGTTTCCTACCTTAGACATTCTGCATACTCCCGAGGTGTTACCAGTTAATATCACTTTTAATAACGCGGTAAAGATGCAAGTAAAGAAACATGGACCCTTTGAGGGGTATCTCTATATGGATTCTGGATGCAAGTTTACCGACTCGTTTCAATTAGAAGAGATGTATAAAGTTTTTAAATCTGGCCCCAACGCAATGGTGTCTTCCCGAACATCTACGGATACAGGCATTGGAAACTGGTTTGGGGTAGAGGATGATAAGTTATTTGAGCACGGAGACGTTAAAATTCCTGTGGGAAAGGCAATTAATCTTCATGTACAGATTTTTTCTCATGATCTACTGCGGGAATATGGCGCTTTAATGCCAGACATTTTTGCGTCTTACTGTACGGAATCAACTTTCTCTTTCCTGTGTGCAGCTATTAAAAAGCATTGGACGGTGTGTAAAGACGTAATGATTTCCCATATTTGGAGTATGGACGGGGCTAGTAGTGGGTTTAATCCTCATGGAGTTATCGGTCAGACTATGGACC